TGTTGCTATAAACCAAAAAGAATTGTCTCCACCTTGTGCAGGATCAGATCTGTAAAACTGATAGTAATTTGTGCCTAAAGCCACAGGTATAATAGAGCTTGGTTCACTTCCACTTAAATAACCTGTGTTACCATCATCTATAGTTTGGTTTGGAGTTTTTGCTGACCCACTTAACAAATTACTATTATATACATTTTGTATAGTTCCACCACCGCCAACATCAGGCTCATTATCATTTACTAAATATTGATCTATGTTGTCACCTTCAAAAAATTGTTTAAAATCATCATAATTAGTAGATGCAAATAAATCAGGTGACTCGTATAGATTTCTTCTGAATTCACAACCTCTACCTTGTTTTCTATCACCACCTTCTCTGTTTTGAAATATTCTAATATTAATTTTACTATTTACAGGTATAGTATAGTCTATATATTCATATTGAGTAGGTGTTACTGAAGCGTAATCTGGATTTGGATTTTTTATATTTACTCTAAATCTACCTATTGGATATCCACGAGTTTTGTTAAGAGCTGGAAAAGTTATTCTTTCAGCAGGATAAGCTACAAAGTTTTGTCCAACCGATTGGTCAACTGATATGTTAAATCCAGAAGGTACTATTTCTGCATATGCACCAGATGGTATAGATAAATAATATCCATCTTCCGTTTTATCAGTACCCGTATTAAAAGGATTTTCTATTTTAAGAAAGTCGGCAGCTTGACTTGCTTTTTCTATTACAGTAGCTACAACGCATTGCTCTACTGCTCCACCGCTATCTCTCTTAACTATAAGTCTTTGTCCTGACTCTACTTTTGCAGCATTCTCCCCTTCTAACAAAAAGTATACAGAATTACTATTTGGGTCTTTAAAATAAGTTTCTGAATATATAGTTTCATAATTATCTTTATCGGGTTTTATACAAAACTTATAAAACTTAGCCCAAAAGGGTGCTCTTTGCCCCCAAGGTATAGTAACTTGAATTTTATTTTGTTGACGAGATGCCCGACAAGGTATGTTGACTGTATTATTAGTACTTGTTAATGCTGTAGATGATCTTAAAAATTCATCCATATAAATTATACCTATCTCATAACCCCTGTTACTATGCAAGCTTTGAGGTGTACTTATAGAGCTGTAAGTGGCTTCAGATGAGATAATTTTGTAATACTCATAAAAACCTCCACTAGGACTTGCAGGGTCAGATACATATCTCATTGCTGGTAATTGCAACTGTATAACTGTTGTAGCAGGTGAATTATTTAAAATAGCAACAGGTTCTCCAGCGGATGTTGTGCTTGAGGTTATACCACTTGCATATTTAAATATACTTCCTGTGCTTGTAGTTTGCGTATTAGGTATCAAACAATTTATAGAATCTGTAAGAGTATCACCAGTACAAGAATTAGCTCCAGCTGCATCGTAAACAGGTTTTATATTTGTCGGTGTACCGATGGCTTCTTGAAAGCTAGGGTCGGCAACTAAATCAAATACAGATGTATAATCACTTGGAAGAGTATAAGAAAATTGTATTTCAGTGTTTTCTGTTTGAGTTGTAGGTTTTCCAATTAATGGGTCATATTGATTATGTTCAAAAACAAATGTAAAATTTAAAGATACTCCTGCTTTTAGTTGAGTGTATTGGTTTAAGGAATTTAATTGTATTTGTAATACTGAATTATCAATAGTTTTAGATGCACCATAAGTGTATGTTCCAGACAAAGTTTGAGTATCTAATATTATATTTGTTACCTCTGTCTGTATTAAATCTGTTTTATATTGTTGTTGAACAGGATTGTTAAAAATGTCTATTAAATCATATCCTTCGAAATAATTCCCATATGTCAAGCGGTTACCCATAATAGTTTGAGCCAATGCTTTAGTAGGTACATTATCATATAAACGTAAAAGTTCTGACTCTGGTAAAACAGTAAATATTTTACTATTATTAAAAGCAAAAGAATAATTAGTGTTATTAGCATACCCCAATAAACTTTTATCTAATTTTTCAACAATTTTAATAACATTACTAATACTCTCCTTGTATAAGATTTGAATTGATTTAACAAGCTCACTTCCACTATTAAAAACAATATCTACTGCATCAACAGTATTTATCATTCCCTCATTTGTGTTTGTTGCAAAATCGTATTGATAAATATTAGGGTCAAATGCCACTTCAGACCATTGAGATGTTGCTGTGTATTCTCCATTTCCGTATTGGTAACGATAAGCAAAACAAATAAATCTGTCGCTTAAAAAATCATCCCCTAAAGAACCTGATTTAAATTTTAAGGTCAATTTAGGAGCAGCAGTTGGTGGTTTTTTAATTACTAACAGTTCTTCAGCTGTTATTAAATCTAAATTATTATTAGGATTTGGATAATTAGTTAAAACATTTATAACTCTTGGTTGATTAAAATTGTCTGTAAAAAACAACAGATTTTCAATTTTATTAATTCCTGTAATTAAATGCTTAGGGTCAAAATTTAAAGTGGTGTTAACACCAGTTCCATCGTCTATACTGACTACATGATAAGCTAAATTATTTGTCGTTGGATTTAAAGAAACAATTAAATCTAATTTTTTTGTAAGTCCCTTTGAAAAATTAGGGTCATGAACAAACCAATAAATTCTATTTTCTTTACCATCTTCAAAAACACCAATACACTTTGCATCTACACTTAGAAATGTGGTTGACTCATCACTTCCAGATTCTTCGTATTGTAAAAAAGTTAGTTGTGTATTACCTTTGGAATTTTCAACTGCACCTATTTCAGAATCTTCAGTTGATCCTAATCTGACATTAAGGGCATCTATGTATTCGCCATTAGGCACTAGTCTCTCATCAAGAGACTTGTTCATTTTACCCCTTACAAAATTTCTTTGAGTGTTAGGCATATTATTTTATCCACTTGTTTTCACCACGGATATTCATTAATAATCTACCTGGGTGAATATTACTCATTCTAATCTTAGCATTTTTTAATAATGCTGATTTATCTTTTCTCGCTCTATTTACTATGTATTCTTGTACTCCAAATTTATTATTTAATAATTCATATTTTATCGCAGCATATATATATTGCTCAAACAATTTATTAACGCTCACTTTCGCATCATTTCCTCCCTCCATTCCATCGCTTATATACTCTAAAACGCATTGTTCACCCGCCATTGTTGAATCGAAATTTATTACTCCTGCTTTTTTATCAATACGGAAAGTTGGATTAAAATTAGCCGTCTCTGTATTAAGACCATATCTAGCGCCTATATTATAATCTTTTAAATCATAAGGGTCAAGTGCGCTTGGGTCATTAATTGTGCGATTATCATTATTTTTATTTAAATAAATACTTTCTTGTTGACCAGATATTCTTTGTTCATCAAGTTTTGATTGTGCTGTAACAACACTTCCGTCTGCATTAAAACTTAGAGTCCCTGTTGAACTTTGTAAATAAGCTTGAGCTGAATTGACTTGTATGTTTTCTGTAAGTGGTCTTAAATATCCGTCCTTATACAAAGATATTCTTACCCAATTCACAAAATCAGATGGAAGAGTAAAAACTAAATTATCAAACACTTTAAGTTCTAAAGCTTTTATTTCCTTAAAAGCATCATAATTAAGTTCTTGTATTGACCTTTTTGCATGAAATAATATTTTAAATCTATTAACATTATTTATCATAGCGTGGTTTCCTTGATACATCAATAAAAAATTAGTTACTATATCTTTTAATGATATGTATTGATAAGATCCCCAATTTTCGTTTTCGGGTACACTACCTGCATTTGCGTAATATTGAAATTGAGATATATAAGTCATTAGTTTTCTTTTTGTTCTTCCATTATTTCTTGTTCGGCTCCAAATTGTGCTGCTTGTATTTCTCTAATAGACATACCAGCATATTGTAGTATCTTAAAGACTAAAGAGGTTTCATCATCAGGTGACAACTCAAAGTCTTGAAAGTCGGCTGCACTTTGATTAAAAGCTGGAGCACCATCACGTACATTAATAAATGTCCAATTAGGAGTTTTAGGATATCTTATATATTGAGCCTGTATATCACTTGCTCCATTATACTGAGCAGGAAAAACAGTCATTGTATTAGCTTGTAAACTATAAGCAGGAAAACCTAAAGTAGGACTTGTCAATAATGAACTGTTTAAAAGTGTAATTTGACTATTTGAAACTTTTTCTGCTTCTCCTTGAAATATGCCACCGCTGAAACATAATACTTTATTAATAAGATAGTAATCATCTCCAGTAGTAGATAAAGATGGTAAGAAATATTGATTCAAAGTACTTTGCGTTAAAGTTTTAGTTTCTGAAAATAAATCAATTACTTCCTCATAACCTTTTCTAATATCAGCATATCCAGTCCCAACTAATCTTGAATTTTCTTGATTTATAAGTTGATTATACTGATAAAAATAATCATCAAATATGTCTAACTGAGCTTGTTTAGCAAACAAATTAAAATCTGATGGAGAAATGTATCCGTAATTATTTTTATTAAGTATAGCTAATACGGTATTTCTAACGGAATTTATCATTACAAATGTTTTATCAAAGATAAGTAAAAAAAAAAGACACCCTGAAAAGGGTGCCCCACAAACCATCTCAAAACAAAATGAAAAAAGGTATTTATATTTTGAATTACTAAGTTACAAATTTTCTGATAATTTTTTTAAATGCTTTAAAAGATCAACACCTTCGTCAGATTGAAAAAATGATACAGCCATATGCAAAAAATCTTCCCCATAAGGTACGTTTGTCATTTTCTTTTTATTAGTCGGAGTGTTAAACCATATCTCTTTGTCTTGGTTTCGTAAAGTTAAAAAACCGTTATCAAAAAAACCTTGCACCGTTGCGTTGAGCTTGAGCATTGGATCTTTAAGGATAAGCAAAAAGTCTTTTGGATTTTCTTTAGCAAAAACAAGCAAGTCTCTTTTAAGTTCCGCAGTAGTCAAGCTATTAACATTTTTATTAAATAGAACTCGTGACATATTAACCACTTGATCCAAAGATAGTTGTCTTGCCTCAATCAAAGCATCAACCTCTTCATTTAAGGTATCTATTTTATCTTGCGCATCTTTCTTTTTGTCTATTTCGACAAAAGTTCTGCCATTACCAGG